GTATCCCATGCCGGTCGTTGTAATTGTTACGCGCTCGGCTGCAATTCTTTCCATCGCACGAATTTTTCCTGTATCAGCATATCTTTCCATCACGCGAGCGAATGCGTACGGATGGAAGAAGAGATCTGAAATAATCCAGCTCCAAAATACTGTGCCAGAAATTCGCGGATCTGGTTGATTGATGACGCGCGGTTGTGAAACTTTTTCGCCGCTGGCGACGTTGCGTGTTTCCATTGGCAGAGATGCAATTGTTTGAATTACTGAAAGAGCGCGCGCAACGGTTGGCACACTCATAGCTTCTGCGCGAGTAGCTTGCGCAATTCCAGAAAAGAACATTCCGGAAGTTTCTGCATAATATGGAGCGACGCCTGAAGCTTCAACGTCCGGAGTGTTTTCTGGCGCGTTAGTTTTTACCGGTAGAAGTCTGTCGAATAATCCCATGCGTGAATTCTAAGTCACGCGGTACACCTAGCCGACCATGATGTCAAGATCCGACTCTGGTCGTGTCGCGAAATGTGTGACCAGTGCAGCTCCTACAGCTGCGCAGACTGTAGCTTGCGAAGCTCGGCGACCTATGACCCATCCGCCGTCTCCATAATTTAATCGCGTCGCTGATAGAATCTGCTTGGATAATTCTGCCTGATTTCGGTGCACGAATCTCTTTGACGTCACACTCCCGAGAAGCTCGTCGCAGCTTTGTGAATACTCACTTCCATCGATGGCCACGATTCGGATTCCGGCTGGCTGGAGTCTGGCCGCGACAGCTGAAGATGTTCTCTTTGAATAGGCCACGCATTCCGTCGGATACATCCGAGTGTATGGCGCGATGTCATTGGCCACAGCTAGATCGTCGAGATTGATTGGATTTTGCCAAGTGTGCAGAAGCTTGACGAAAAATTTGTCATCGCCAATCTTTTGAGCAGCGACAAGAGCTGCGGCACGTCTATCCGGTGCGCAGTCAATAGCCATCCATGTCTGCTTCTCTGGATCGAGATCAATTGTTTCATCCGAGCACTCATTCCACTCTTGCGATGGAATAGCACTCGAAATCGTGGCGACCCATCGGCAGAGCACTTCAGTGCGCACGACGTCCGGCGGATCATTGAGCACGGCTTTGAGATTGTCGATGTGGATTGTGTGGCCAAGCGATGGATTGCTTTGACGCCATCCATCGATGTTCGCGATGTCATCTGTGTGAGATGACCATTCGGCGTAAAGAATGTCATCTGCGCCGCCGGCAGCTGCGACCATTCCGCGCTCGCGCAATTGGTTAAGAATAACCGAGTGCTGATCTCCGGCATTCGAATAAGTCCAAAGCTGTGGAGCTTCAGCTGCCATCATTGTATATCGAAGCGATGCCCACGTGGATTCGTCTTTCAATTCGCGAGTCTCATCGATGTGGACAAGCTCCGGCTTCGAAATACCACGCGCCGCCGATGCTCCAGCTTTGACCATATACCGGCAACCGTCGAGCGTCTCGATTTCTTCTGATCCATGAGCCCATCGGATTCGCTTGACTTGCTTGGCAAGCGCGTCATTCTCTTCGATGATGTTCACTAGATCGCGGAATGTTTCCAGCGATGTTGTAAGTCGATGCGCCGTGCCGATTTGTAGCTTCTTTTTATACATGAAGAGACCGGCCAAGATCTGCGTCTTCATCAGAGTCGTCTTGCCATTCTGTCGAGCTACAACGATGCAGACAAGTGGATGAGCCGGACGTCCGTCTTCTTTATATTTTCCGGCTTCGATAGTGACCCATTTCTGCCAGTCGAGCATCTTGATCCCGATTGAATCTGCAAAATCGATGACCTCTTGGCCGCGAGATGGTAAATCGAGCAGCTTTGAATGAATTCTAGGCGTCGGAATGCCGTACAGCACTTCTGTAGTTCTCTCTTCAACCTGTTGCAGCCGATTTGAGCCTACTACGACCAGCGGCGGTCGTTTCGAGTCGTCTGGAGTCCTAGTCATGCTTTTTCGAGTCGTTTGGTGGTGAAAGAAGACCGCGGGAGAGAGTGGCGGTGGAATCGCGTCCTAAAAAATTGGAAGCCTTTGCGCGTTGAGCGAGAATGAATTCATCTGGCATCTTGTCTTGACGAGAGAAGTTGCATCTCTTACAAGCTGCGACAAGGTTGTCCGGCTCATCTGTGCCACCTCTTGCCACCGGTATCACGTGATCGCACGTCGTTGCGTCAGCTCCGCACCAATAGCATTCATATCCATCACGCTGCAAGATCCTTAATCGAATCTTCTTCCAGTGTGTTGAGTTGGACTTGCGCTGGCTGTGCATTGTCATGGCTTAATGGTAGCCATTCGCTTTGAAGAATTCCCACGCTTTGCATGGAGTGGAGTATCGACCTGCAATATAACGAAGTGTCCAGTCAATCTGACGGTATCCGTCGAGCTCTCTGTATTTTGTATTTCGCATCTGGCCTATTCCGTAATGCGATCCATTCTTTGCTTTTGGATTCCAGTGTCTATTCTCTCGATCGATGAGAGCGATGAAGCATTTAGTCTCTGACCAAGTAATGATCCTTGAATGTGCATATAACTTAAAGTGATCGGCATCTGTCTTTGTGCCTATAGCTTGCGCACTTGGTATCGTCGTTTGTAATGCAACGCCTATCAATAGGCATAGGAGTGGCCTTAGCTGCATTCGCGCTTGCGAGCTATCCGCCTCAGCGGCTCGCTTTACGCGATGACAGCGTACTGCCTTAGTCAAGTTACTCGCTAGTATGTGGATAACTTGAACGGGATTTCGGCGTGTCGGATATAGGTTATCCACAGGCTGTTGATAACTATTCATTTGCTTCCGCCCCATCCTTTGCCCTTAAATATGGCCGGAGTAGCTGACCACACGCGCTTCATTGGAATCATGCAGCTCTCGCAATATGGATCACGACTGAGCTGATCTGTTATCGGTCGAGATATTGTCAATCGAGAATCACACATCTCACATCTGAAGTCATAGTCTGCCATCACTGTGCATCCGCTCTACTAACCACACCAATCACACCACATCCAAGACATTGGACGCAGAGATGGTCATCGCCTAGATTGAATTCAGCCAAGACGCCATGATTCTGCACTTTCTTCTCGACTCTGCACTCATATCGCAGCTGTTCCATAGGAGCTCCTTGTCAGATTTTCCATTGGTTGCAGATCGCGCATATTGACCCACCATGAGTCTTGCGTGGCTTTCTTAAAGCGTGGACGCTTGGCCATGGCGACCGGAATCCATCCGATGATATGAAATTCTGGAGACTTGCCAGTGACCAGCACTGCCACATCTGTGATTCGATCATTCGGATAGATGATGAGATGAAATCCGTTCTCGGTGTGTTTGACTTCAAACTTGTCTCCCACATCAGCTTGAGTCTTCATCGTGTCTCGAAATGGATTGAATTCATAGCCGAGATAGTTGGCCACGATCCATTCTGCTTCTGTAGCTTGCGCGAGTTCTGTGACTCTTTCGTGGAAGTTTAAGCCTCGGTTATACCGTGGCTCTGATCCCATAATTTGCTCTTCTGTGGCGCATAGTCTGGCCAGTGCTGCAACGTGGCAGAGCTGCTGCATCTTCTGAGTCGATTTGTACTTCATCGAATCACTCCGCACTTGGCGCATTCTTTCCATTGATGGTCGGACTTGTCCGTGATGTAGATCCAGACGTGCTTGAAGAAGCATCTCACTTGGCACACTCCCGACAGAAGAAGAGAATGTCTTGCTGGTCAATCCGCTCCATGACGCCTTCGCTCTTAGGTGTTGGCTTTGAGCAGCTGTCGCAGTAATCCCACTCACCGATTCCGAATGCTTGGATCGCGCCCATGCTAGATCTGTGGTTTCCATGTGCCACCGCTTGTCATTACGTACCAGAGCGGATCACATTGAGAAGCTTTTGACTTCTCTGTGCAGCTGAAATTCGCCCATGCTTTGCCAGTCTTCTGACTGACACCTTCACGCCATATGCGAGTACCGTGGACGCAGCGCGGAGCTTCGGCCAAGACTTCAGCTCCAATCTTGTCCGTGATTGCTTCAATTGCTGATCCGATATTCGGCATCCCTACGTCTTGCGAGATTGCCCATGGATCTTCGTTGGCTGCTTTTGCCAGAGCTGCATCGCTGTGCTCGACCTGCTCCATATTCTGTCGAGTCGGACGTGCATTCGATACGCCATCCGGCAGATTTATTGCACCTAGTACGAGATTCAAAGCGCGACCAATTGCAGAGCTGACGGTATCTTCGACGTACCACTTTTTCATCTGGACGTTGTAAGTTGAGACGTGTCCGAATGCGTAATCGATACCGGCTGGCAGTGTGTCATCGCTTTGACGATAGACGCGAGCTTCTACCAAGATGTAGCCATCCTTGGCTGAAAAGTCGATGATCGATGTCTCTATGCGGCCGCTGCTGAAAGTCTTCTGGAATCTAGTGATGCGAGCGGCGATGTCTTCATATCCGTCTAAGAAGCTCATCGTGTTGACTCCTTGCTTGCGATGTGACGTGATACTGCACGGCCGCGCAAGTAGCCTTCACGCTGGCCATCTTTGAGACCGATTGAGTATCCAATCATTAAGGCGATGCCCATTAAGAGAATGATGCAGATCCACATCTGCACGAATTCCGATGTTGTCATGTTATTGCTCCCGAATCTGAGAGCTGCATTTCAGCTCCCTGAAAGAAGCGTGACGGATGAAGCTGGCTTCGTCAAGAATCGCGCTCGACTTTCGGCGTGTCTTCCACGGATTTCGGCTTGTCTTTGAGTCCGTTTGATGCCAAAACTGATCCAAGAGCTCCAGTCAAGAAGATGGTGAGCGTTGAAAGAAGCTCGATGAAAGCTCTGTCATTTGGAGCTTGATCGCCGAGTGGCTGAGTTACGAAGATGAGCGCGTATAGCATTCCGGCGACTGAGAAGCAGAATGTCGCAGCTAGCACGACTCCAATGAATACGATAAGCCGAGCTTTTAGCTGCTCGTTACTGTAACGGTGCGGCTTCACGCGGATCATGTCCGAAGATGTCTTCTGTGCAAGTACCTGACGCCTTGCACTGCGGCGGATTGCATTTTGGAGCATCCCAGTTTTCGAAGAGTTGGCAGTCATATCTTGTCCATCCTTGGTAAGCGCACGACGACAGCGAAAGGACTAGCCCCATTCCAATCGCTGCCGCCAGTGCTTTCGGAATCACTTTCCCTTTGAGATCCCGAATGATGCGTCTGATGGATTTAAGAAACGCAGAATGACCGGCAATACAGCTGCAAGACCAGCCATGCCAATCGTCTTCGGATCTGTTACTCCGGCCATATAGACGGCCAGTGATGCGGCTAAGAATGAGCGAAGCCACGATGCTGCGATTGCTTGGATTTGTTTCATTTCTTTTTGTTACCTTTCTTGGGAGTTTCATCTGGAATCTCCACAGCTGGCAATTCTCCCGAATAGGCGACAAGCTTTGGACGACCGAAGCCGACGATTTCTTTTCCAATGTTGCGGCGTTTGATCATGACCATTCCGCCATTACGTTGATCTCCAGTGCCGGACGTGTTGCCTTCAACGCAGATCACGGAAGTGACTCCAGCTTTGATGACGATGCCGATGTGAGAAATTCGATCAATGCCATCATGCGGAAAGTCCATGAAGCATAAGTCTCCGACTTGCGGCTTGTCTGCAATCCAGCGTCCAAGATCTTTCATCTTGTTCGCTCCGGCGGCTGTCGAGACCATCGATGGAATCTTGACTCCAGCTTGATCAGCGCACCAATTGACGAATGATCCGCACCATGGCAAGCCATCGGCTTTCATAAATTTGCCGTACTTGGTCAGATTGTCGCCTTCTTCAATCGTGCCGACTTCTGCCAGTGCTACTTCGACAAGTCGAGCAGCTGTGCCGATTGGATAGGTCATCCGAGTAAAAGCTTCGCTTGCTCTTCGGTGATGCCTAGTTGTGCGAGAAGAGCTGCAAGATCCGCAGCCTTTTGAGCTTCAGCTGCACTTGCCGCCGCCGCAGCTGAATGATCCGCTTCATATTGTGCTAGTTCTGCATCAGTCATTTCACGATCGATTACTTCATTTGTCTCAGCGTTGTGAATTCTTACCATTGGACGAGTTGATTT